GTGGCGAGCTTCGGCGTGGCGTGGATTGGCTGAGCACGGCTTGGCGGTCATGGGACGGCTTGGCTTGGCGACGGCAAGCGATGGCGGTCGCGGACGGCACGGCGGGCTTTGTCACGGTTCGGCAAGCAAAGCCGGTCATGGTGTGGGCTGGCGTGTCACGGTCCGGCGCGGGCTGGCGGTCGACGTGAGGCGAGCACGGGTCGGCAAAGGCTCGGTCTGGCTTGGCGGTCGTGGAATCGCAAGGCGAGGCTGGGTCTGCAAAGCTCTGGTCAGGCTGGCGGTCGTGGAGAGTCGGGGCGGGGCGTTCCTGGGAGCGGAAAGCCAAGGCCCGGCGGTCGCGGGCAGCATAGGAGGGTGACGGCTTGGCAAGGCGTGTCGGGGTCTGGCGGTCCTGCAAGGGCTTGGATTGGCTCGGTCGGATCGCGAAGGCGGTTTAGGCGAGTTTTGGCGCTCGGTTCGGCGGTCGACGTGAGGCAGCACGGGTCTGCACGGGTCTGGCTGGGCTTGGTGGGTTTGGCGGTTCTGGTTTGGTCCGCAGGGGCGAGGTGGCGCAAGGCGAGCCGGTCGGGGTAGGCCGTGGGTAGCAAGGGTCTGGAATGGCCTGGGTCGGCACGATTCGGTGCGGCTGGGCGGTCCTGGCTCGGCGAGGCGGGGTGGGCAGTGGTTTAGGCGAGGCAAGTCCTGGCGAGGCGGTTAGGCGCCGCTCGGTTAGGCGGGGCTCGTTTAGGCGGTCGTGGCATGCCGGGGTTCCGGCATGGTCGGTCGTGGACCGCGATGGTCAGGCGGTCGTGTAATGGCTCGGCGAGGAAAGCCGTGTGATGGCGTGGCGGTCGACGAAGGCCGAGGCCAGCCGGGGTTGGTCGAGGCAAGGTCTGGCGGTCGCCGATAGGCTGGGAGGGGGGCGATTCTTTCGGGGATCGCCCCTTTCTCTTTGGTGATATATGCCCATGCCCCGATCAGCAGAGAACTCGCCCGAAGAAGACTCCCGCCTCTCCAGCATGGGCGAGGTGATCCCATTCCAATCTCGCGGCCGACGTGGCGGCGAGAGTAAGCGCGGTCCTGCCAAGCCACCGCCCGAGACTTTGTGGCAACTGCCCGACGAAAACAGCAAACTTATCGACTTGAGTTTAGAATTGATTCAAACGTGCCGCGCGAGCCAAGGCGACCGGTCGGCGTATTGTCGCGCCTTAAATATTTTCATCGAGAGCGGACGCAGCGACGGCGGCAAGGCGCTGATCAATCTTATGCGGACGCACATTGATCGTCTAGCCGCGCATCTGTTCTCGCCGACCGAACTACGGTTCTCTATTGATTACGAAAGAGACTACACAAAATCTCATCTTGAACGCGCCGCGGTGTCCGCTCGCTTGCTCTCCCGTGAGTGGGAGATGACCAACACCGACATGACGTTTTCGCTCGGCGTCTACGAAAGCCTCAAATACGGCGCGAGCATCTTGAAGCAGTCGCCGTATCGCTCCGGTCCCGATGGTGGCGTGGGCTATCGCAAGTCGCTCATCATGCCGTGGCAATTCGGCGTGTATCGCGAGGATCAGAATGACTTAGACCAGCAGCCGTGCATGGTCGAGACATCGCTCTTGACGCCGCCGGAGGTGTGGCGACGGATCTACCATCTGCCGAACGCGCGCGCGCTCTACGATCGCATCAAAAGCGGCATGCGCAAGGGCGCTGGCACGGAGGAATTCAATTCGTTCTTCCATCAAGTGCTTTCGGTGTCGCAGTTGGACACCTCGCCGTTCGGCATCAACCGGCCGCGGCCGGGCGGTATCGTGCAACTCAATCAGGATCCGTCTTATGCCGTGGTGGCACCGCGGATCGAGGCTGAGGTAGTCAAGTTTCACGAACTCTGGATATGGGATGGGGATGACTACACAACGGTCCAACTGATCGAGCCTGATATACTCATCGCCCCTCTGCTGAAACGCTGCAATCTGCTGATCCCCGGCCAAGGGTCGCAGCTACACCCGTATAGACTGATCCAGCCGAACATGGTCCACGGCTATTTTTGGGGCATGCCGGAGATCGTCGACCTGATGGAACCGCAGGGCTTGCTCGCGTCCTGGGCTGATGACATCAAACGCTTGTTCGGCTTGCAGATTGACAAGATCCTCGCCTTTGAAGGCGACGGCATGCCGAATGATGAGAGATACGCGCAGTTTCGCACCGCGGGCTACGCGAACCTTGGGCCGCAGGGGAAAGTGCAAGATCTGACGCCGACGTTTCCGCCGCAAGCGATGGAAATGTTGCAGTTGATCATGAAAGTCATCGACCAGATCGGCGGGTTTGACAACTTGCTGTCTGGCCGCGGCGAGGAAGGTGTCCGCGCTGGCGTGCATGCAAGCACCCTGTTGAAAACCGCATCCCCCCGATTGAGGGACCGTTCTCTGCTTGTCGAACGTCAGTGCGCGGACGCCGCTGATCTACGCTTTTCGCTGATGCAAGCCAAGGATGGCAAAGCCTATTGGACGAACGCCGACAAGCCGGGCGAGACGGCGTTCCTGCTGGCCGACATACCATCCGACCGCCGCGTTGCGGTGGACAGTCATTCGGGCTCGCCGATCTTCGCCGACGATCACGTGCAAATGGTGTCATTCGGGCTCAAGTCCGGTATCGTCGACGGCAAATATGCCTTGGAAACGCTGCCGTTCCCCAACAAAGACATGGCGCTCCAGGCATTGAAAGAGAAAGAAGCGAAGCACGAACAGATGATGGCGCAACTCATGCAGCGTGATCCCGAAGCGCTGGCGAAGGTCCTGTCCGGCGGCGGCAAGGGCAAAGGCAAGGGCGCGGCGGCCTGATGGCAAACCCCGAATGGCCGGATGAACTCTGGCAAAAGTGCCTGCGGCTGAAACGGCAGGGGAAAAACCCGCGCGAGATCGCGGCACAGTTGGGCGTGTCGCGCGAGGCGGTCATGGGGAAGCTTTGGCGCAAGGGTGTCAGTGCGAAACCTGGGATGGCGATGTTGGAGACGCCGCCCGAGGCGCGCGCGCCGCGGCTGCGAGAGCGCGCCGGCAAGGTGACACTGCCGCCACTGGCGTCGTTGGCCGGATGCTGACGCCTGATGCAACGGACAAGGACATCGGCCGGCGGGTGATCTATCGCGACCGCTCGGGCTACGCTGCGCCCGAGGAAGGCGTGATTACCTCGCTCAATCCGAACTACGTGTTTGTGCGCTACCGGGGGATAACCTCGGCCGCAACACAACGCGAGGATTTGGAATGGGCGCCGACCGACAAGAGCAACTTTTCCAGACCTGACGCAGTTCCTTGAACGGCGGCTTTCTCGCCCGCTTGCGAGGCCGCCAGCGCCAGACCAGCGCGCCGCCCTTGTTCTCGCATGCCTCACACTGCATGGCGCATCGCCTCGGCTGGAATCGGGGGAACGTGGTCGCCGCGACCGACAGACTCGGCATGGTATGGGTCGGTTTCCGCTGTGTCACATGCGGTCGGCTGGACCACGCGGCGCCGGCTTACGGCGTGAAGCTGGACGCTGACAGCGACCGCAAGCCGCCGGACCGGTGCTTCTCTTGAAGAAAAGCCCGATGGGTTCGCATCGGGCTTTTCCCTCGGGCGAAGCGCCAACGTCACCCACGGGGGTTCTTCGCGGCGCTCCCACTCTCAACCTAGTCAGGCATAGCAGCTATATCACGCCGCGCCAGGGTCCCCAGGAAGCACCACGCGCTCGGGCCGGAAAATCGCGCGATTGAGCCACATGAAGCCTTGTTCGATGTTGGTGCGCGCGAGGGCGAACATGCGGGGATCGCCGGCGCTCTGCGCCTGTAGCCGGTCGATCGTGCGGAGCACCTGTTCCTCGGCGACCTTGTTCGCGTTGACCTGATCAATCTTGTCTTGCGGCTGGTCGGTGTAGCCAGCGACCGGCAAGCCTCTGGTCATGCTCATCCGCGGAATACTCCTGCGCCATTGCGGTGAATGGGCGGCCGGGGATTGCGTAAATCTCCCTGTAGCCACGCCATGAAATCGTCCTCGGGTAGCAGCAGCCGACCGCCAACCCATCTGAACGGCGGATGCCCCGGCTTATCGAGCCGATAGCGAAGCCACTGTCGCGACCGCGCGAGGAGCTGTGCCGCCGTCTTGAGCGGCAAATACCGCGCCCCCGCGATGACCACGACCGGCTGCTCATCGTCCATGAGCGCGTTCTAACAACGTGAGACAGGTTTGGCTATTTTGGGATCATTTGCATTTAAGAACATTCCACGCGAGGCCGAGTCATGCCTTGGTGCGCAATTGCCCGGTTTCACATCGCTTTCGGACCAATCCCGGTCTGGTGGTGGTGCCTCGGATGATCCCGGCCGGGTGAACGCAACCGAAGGAGATCGACATGGACAAGCGTTTCCGTCGTCGGAAGCACCGCCGGTAGATGAGCCCGCGGTTTCGCCATAAGCGGAAAATGAAGCGCAAGTAGCGCTTCACTCCGTTGGCAATGCCCCCTGGACTGCCTGGACCTCCCGGTGCCGGTGCTGCGCCTCCGCCTCCCCCCTCACCTGGGGGAGCGGGGTCGGGTGCACCGCCTATAGGATCGTCCTCGGCTACCGGCGCAACACCGAACACCGGGCTACAGGCCCAGGCGGTTCAGGGGATGTCTCTCGCCATCAAGATGCTTGGCGAGTTGATGAACAAAGTCGGCGCAGCGTCGCCCATGGGCAAAGACATTGCGAAGGCGATCTATGATCTGAACAAACACGTGCCCGCGGGCGCCGTCTCGCCGGCCGCCGAAAACAATCAGCTTGAAGCGTTGCGTATGCGGCAGATGCAGATGCAGCCGCAGATGGCCGCGCTACGCGCGATGAGTGGTGGTGGCGCTGGCGCTGGCGGTGGTGCGCCTCCCGGTGCGCCCGGTCCCGGTGCCGGCGGTGCGCCGCCGCCAATGCCCGGTGGGCCGCCCCCTGGACTCCCTGGTTAGGACAGAGCAATGCCCAACATCTTCCAAGACAGCCAGAAATCCATCCCGACGAATGACAAGCAGATCGTTCGTGTGGACATGGAGCAATTGGACATCGGTGGTCGCAAGTCGAGCCTGCCTGCCGGCAGCACCTCGCAATCCATGTCCATCTCGCACGTCCCGAACAAGTAAGCCGGTATGCCAATACCCGGCACGGGTAAGCTCGTCGAAATCGACGAGTCCGAACTGTTGTCGCTTCGCGGCGTCAATGAGGTGGTCGGCGCGATTTTGGCGAACCCGCAATCGCGCCCCCACATGCTGCGCGCGCGCAAGATACAGGATCCGCGCGCACCGATCCCCGAGATCGACGCCGCACAGCCCGCATTGCACGCCGTCCAAGCGGTGCAGAAAGAGATTGCGGACTGGCGCAAGGAACAAGCCGAGCGCGACCAGAAGCGCGAGGTTGAAGAAACCAACCGCCGGTTTGCGGAAGGTTGGGAGCGGCAGAAGCAAACGCTGCGCGAGCAAGGCTGGCGCGCGGACGGCATTGCCGAGATCGAGAAATTCGCCATCGAGCGCGGCGTGGCCGACCTCGAAATGGCGGCCTCGCACTACGAGAAATTGCATCCCCCGGCCGAGCCCGTCGCGGGCAACGGTTACGGCTCTTGGGATTTCTTCACCCCGAGCGAAGGCGATCAAAAAGGCTTCATCGAAAAGATGATGGAGTCGCGCGGGGATGATGAGGGTGCGCTGCGCGCGGAGACGCACAAGGCGCTCACAGAGTTTCGGTCACAGCAGCAGCAGTTGCGCAGATAAGGATACGAGCGAATGCCTATTCCCGGCACTGGTGTTGCGCCGACCGGCCAACTATTCAACGAACTCGCGTCCGTCACGCGAAGGGCATTCGTGCCGCGGCTGTTCGTGCAAATCTATTTTGCATCGCCGTCGCTGTTTTACCTGTGGGGCAACGCGCAACGCGCGGCCGGTGGTCTCAATCAGATCACAATTCCCATGCAGGGTCAGTCGGTTGTGCAAGGCCAGTTCACTGGCTACGGCGGCGGCTTCAACGCGCCAGTCATCACACCGGGCACACAAAACGGCCAATGGAATATGGCGTTTTGGGTGGTGCCGGTCCCGCTGCCGTTTGGTGAAACCATCCTGCAAGCGACCGATCGTGAAATCTCGCTGCTCAAGGCGCGAATGAATGACGTTTACGCCGTCACACGGCAGAACGTCGCCGGCCTGCTATACACGTTGAATTCCAGCAATCCGCTTTATCCAAACTCCTTCCTTGACGCATTTGACAACGGCACCAACGCGCAGACCTATGGCGGCATCAATCGAAACGCCGCGGGCAACGGCGCATTCAAGGGCCAATATATCAACGCCGGCAGCGGCACGACATGGAACACGAATTACACGACGGCGACGACTGGCTGGAACCGTCAGGCGATGTCGGCGCTGCTGACCAAGATCACCGATGCCGCCGGCGGCGAGGCACCGACCTTTGTCGTGATGAACCCCGCGGACCACGCGACGCTGAACGCATCGTTTATCGGGGTTGAAAATCAATACCTCGAACCCGGCCGTAGCTACTCGATGGACACCAAGATCCGTTCATCGTTCCCCAACCTGAACGTCGCCGGCGTGCCGATCTTTGCGGACCATTTTTGCCCGGTCGGCAATATGTTCGCGATCAACGTCAAATACTCCAACTTCTACTTGAGCGAGGACGCCGCGCTCGATTTCAGCGGCTTCTATTCGCTCGTGCCGCTCAATCAGATCGGCCAGCAAGGCGTGTGCGTGCTCGGATATAACTTTATCACCGCAAAGTCTGTATCGGGTGCGTGGATCTATGGTTTTGGTGGCAATAGCTACTAACGCATATACAGGGATATAGACGATGGCATTGCGCATTTCTGGTCCCGGCGTTGGTCTGCCGCTACCGACGAACCTCTACCCGACCGACCTCTACGACGCGCCGCTCGATTTCGGCACGGCATACCTCGGTCTGGCTCCTGGCGAGGCGGTTGTCCTGCCGGCCGGCGAGTGGATCGTCGAAACCGGCTCGGTGTCGGTGCTGCAATACCTCGATCCGATCACCGGCACGTGGCGCAACCTCAACGCGACCAAGGGGCAGGCGCAGACCGTCAACTCGGACGGCTTCACCCGCCGCGTGGCAAACCTGACCGGTTGCCCGGTCGGTGCGGTGGTCGCGGGTGGCGGCACCGGTTTCACGCAGGCGACCGCCTCGATCACGGCGAGCGCTGGCGGCTCGCTCTGGCAGGCGGTGGTCGGTGGCTCGCTGACCGTTTCCACCATCATCAATCCTGGCGCTGGCTTCACGATCCGCCCGCTGGTCCTGATCCCCGATCCGCCGTCGGTGTCGGCCAACGGCATCGGCGGCGTGCCGGCGACCGCGAACGCCACACTGACCAATGCGACGGTCAGCGCCGTGGCGCTGGTCAACGTCGGCGCGGGCTACACGCAGGCGACCGTCTCGGCGCTGCTGGTCCCGAGCCCGTTTGATCCGAACCTCGGCTCGATCACCAACGGCACGGTGCAATTCGTCCTGACCAACACCGGCCTGATCACGGCGGCGCTCTGCACGAACAGCGGCACCCCGCTTGCCGGTCCGGCGCTTTCGCTGACGCTGACCGCCGCGGGCGGTGCTGGCTCGGGTGCCACGATTACCCCGGTCATCATGCAGACCGTGGTTTCCGCCGGCGTGGTCGCCGCGGGTGCGGGCTGGGGCGACGCGACGCACCCGGCGCTCATTACCTCGGTCGGCGGCCTGCCGATTTCGGTGGCCGCCGCTGTCATCGGCAACCCGGCGATCGAATTGACCGGCTATCGGCCGCGCCAGTTCGTCATCTCCGGCACGTGCAACGCGGGCGGCTCGATCACCGCGGTTTCGATCCAAGATCCTGGCCTGTTCGTCGGAACGCCAACGGACGCCATCGCGCCCGGCGGCGGCAACATCCCGACGGCGCTCGCGAGCGTGACCGTGGTCATGGGGTCGATCACCGACTCCATCCAAGTTCAGCCCAAGTAAAGGAGGGGGAGATGCAGCGTGCTTACGCAATACCTCACCCGCACGGCGCAGCTTCTACAGAACCCGGCTGCGCCGCAGCCCCTCTACAATGAGACTGACCTAACCGGATACATCAACGAAGCGCGCGGCCAGCTTGCGGGCACGGCCGAGTGCATTCGTGTGCCGGCGACGCTGATCATCACGCAAGGCACGATCGCCTATCCGTTCTCGTCGATTGTGGTGCCAGCCGGCCAAGGGCTGTTGGCGCCGATTCACGTGCGCAATCTCTGGCAACAGATCGGCAACGGCGGATACCACTACATCGCGCCGCGGCCTTACCCGTGGTTCGCGGTCTACAACGCGAACAATCCGGCGATCCAGAACCAACAGGGGCCGCCGGACGAATGGGCGCAATACGGCCAGGGCGTAAACGGCTCGATCTACCTCTCGCCGGCACCTGACCAGACTTACACGCTATCGACCGATCCGGTGTGGCTCCCTGGCCCACTGACCACGGACACCACGCCCGAGCCCATCCCGTATCTCTGGACGGATGCCGTGCCGTTCTTCGCGGCCTACCTCGCGCTGATGGCGTCGCAGACCGGCGCGCGGTCGCAGGAAGCCGACAAGATGCTTGAGCGCTACGGGGAGTTTATGACCAACGCCCGGCGCTCCGCGACGCCGGACATTCTGCCGGACATTTGGGAGCAATCGCCGAGCCCGGTCAGGCAGAATCAGCTTGGGATTGCGCCGCGGCAGCGTGGTCAGGCGCAGCCAGGATGAGCGGCACCGCGCAGCAACTCGGGATCCTGCCGACGGACCCGGCAACGGCGCTCGGCGTGAACGCGGCTGACCCTGTGCCGCAGATGCCGGGCCTCGGTCCGCTGCCGGGGCAACTGACGCTCAATCCGCAGATCGCGCCGCAAGTGCAGGGCAACGCGCGCCCGCTGGCGCCCGGCGAATACCTGATGAACCCCGACGGCGGCTGGTCATCCGAGATGACATACACGGTGCCCTACGGCGACGGCTGGGCGGTGCTCCCCGGCATGTGGATCGTCGACGGCAAGCCGGTGCACGTCGACGAAGATCAAGCGACCGCATACGCCAAACAGACCGGGCTCAATTTCCCGACCTATCCCGACGAAGCGACCGCCACCAAGGCATCCGAGGATCGCGAGGCTGGCTGGCAGAACATGCGCCCGCAGGACGCCGGCAAGGTGGCGCCGCTATGGTCAAGGCCGCAGTCGTCTTTGCAGAGCGGCGTGCAGCTTGCCGGCGACGTGGTGCCGTTTCCTCAGAAACCGGAACCCCTGATCAGCCCCGATCAGGCTGACCGCGGTGTGCTGACACCGAATCAGATGGACGAATATCTGAAGAACAAGCAGTGGCCGCCGATGGGCGGCGCGAAGCCGGAAGGCGGCGCCTGATGGCGACGCTCTTTACCTACAACCAGCAGATCCGCCGGTTTTGTGCCGACAAAAAGCTCGAACTGCTGAACGAGCGCGACATCACGGAATACACCAATCGCGCGCGCCGCGAGGTGGCACTGGCGACGCACTGCATCCGCCGGCTCACGCCCATCTCGGGTGCCATCACCTCGGCGACCATCCTCACGCCCGGCTCTGGCTACACGAGCCCGACCTTGGTCATCACGCCGCCGGATTTCCCATCAGGCGGCGGCAAATACCCCGGCGGCAGGCAGGCCATCGGCGTCGCGCGGCAACTGGGCGGCCAGATCGTTGACGTGGAGATCGAGTTTGGCGGCAGCGGCTACTTTCAGCCGGAATTGACGATCGTCGATCCGACCGGCACGGGCGCCACCGTGCAGCCGAATCTCTCGCTGATGAACCTGCAATTGCAGTCGCAAGAGGTATATCCGTTCTCGGGCATCGACCTGTCGCCGTTCCCCGGTGTGGCGAGCATCTTCATGGTGCAGTCGGTGTCGCTGATCTTCTCGAACTACCGCTATAGCCTGCCGCAATACTCATTCAGCGATTATCAGGCGTGGATCCGCCAGTATCCATTTCAGTATCAGTATGTGCCGGCCGTGTGCAGCCAATTCGGACAAGGCAGTGACGGAAGCATATACACCTATCCGATTGCCTCGCAGACCTATCAGATGGAATGGGATTGTTTCTGTTTGCCGCAAGACTTGCGCACCAATGAAAGTGTCTGCCCGATCCCCGATCCCTGGACGGATCTGGTGCCGTATTTCGGCGCGCACCTCGCATTCATGGAAATCCAGAACCGCAACGCGTCGCGCGAATTGTTCGAGCTTTACATGAACATGATCGCGCGATTCAACGCCGCGGTCAGACCCGGCCGGCGCGTCAATCCTTACGGGAGATACTGATGCCGTATCAGCCGCAAGTCGAGCAATCCGGCAGCGTGACACCGGGCCATGTGGCCGCCTGGACCACCGACGGCGTGATACAGGACGGCGGCACGCCAAGCGCTCCGTTCCTGACCACGCTCGGCCTGCAAAGCAACTCGCTGGTCAGCTTCGGCATCGCCAATGCACCGGTCACGGGCGCCTACAATCAGTTGGGCCTCGGCTTCGATCCGGCGACCGGCAACGCGGCGCTTTCCGTCGCGGGCTACGACGGCGCGGCCAATGTCGGCTTTGTCGTCATCATCAACGGCGTCACTTACGCATTCCCCGGCGCCGGCGGCGGCGACGTGGTGGGGCCGGGCTCATCCACCGACGGCGACGTGGCACTGTTCAATGGTGCCACCGGTGCGCTGCTGAAAGACGGCGGCAATGCGCGCGTCGCCGGCGCTCTCTCGATCCTCATTGGTGCATTCGGCTCGGGCAATTCGACACAAGCGGTCAACCTGAGTGATTTCGCGCGGCAGAACAGCGGCAACGAAGGCTGGCAGTATTTCCGCGATCCGAATGGCAACATCATCCAGAGCTACAAAGGGACGAACACGACGGGCGCGGATACGATCGCCTTCCCGCTCGCGTTTCCCAACGCGTGCAGCCAAGTCATCGCCATGGACGCCGACCCGACGGCCTGGGCGTCCATGGAACCGCAGCCGGTGGTCTACGGCGTGGAGAATATCTCGGCATCGAGCTTCGGGCTGTATGCGGCGAAGTTCAACAACATCGCCACCGGCTTCATCCTGACCGGATCGCTCATCTTCCGCTACATCGCAATCGGATACTGACATGGTGAAATACGCGCGATTCGACCACACCAAGCCGGAACCGCAGCCCGTCATCGGCTGGTATGACACGGACTTTCATAACTACCCGAATCTGCCGCCGGCGGCCGATCTGCTGGCGCTGACCGATGCGCAATGGGACGCGCGGATGAGCGATCCTAGCGCGTGGCTGCACAAGGGCGGCGCGCTCCTGCCCAGGCCACCGCCAGCGCCGGCGGTAGCGCCGGCCAAGGTCACCATACCCAAGTCTCCGGTCGGCTAAGTGAGCGGACGCGCGCCACAACCACAGCAGAGCGAGCACCCCGAAGCACAGGGGCCGATCCCGCGCGAGATGCGCCCGATCGTGTTCACGGGCTTTGACGGCACGAACACCCTGGCCGCGCGTCCCTCGATCGAGGACGAAGAATGTTCGTGGATGGACAGCTTTATGCCGGTCGGCAAGTCGACCGCGCGCACCATGCCGGGGATCGGCGCCTCGATATTCAACATACCCGGCACCAACCCGATCGTGTTTTTCGGCTTCGCCAACGTCGCCGACGTGCCCTATTGCTTTGTGGTCCTGACCAACGGCGATCTATGGGCGCTAGCCACACAGAGCGGCGTTGCCACGCTCATCGCTCCTGCCGTGGTCACCGCTGCGAGCCAGTTGAATATCGGCATTTCGCAGTGGGGCAACCAGTATGTGATTTTCGTGTGTGGCTCGCAGCCGTCCGGCAACGGCATGTTCTTTTGGGACGGCACGACGTTCTACTACCCCGGCCAAGCGCTGCCCGGCTATACGACGGTGCCGACGGGGATCCAAGGAACATCAGTCGAGGTGTTTCTCGGGCGGGCCTGGGTGGCGAACGGCGCCGCGATCTACTATTCGGCGCCGCAGGATCCCGGCGATTTCTCGACGATGGACGGCGGCGGGGCGTTTACATCGTTCGACTCGTTCCTTCGCATTCTCTACGTCCGCCTGATCCAGACGGCCGGCTTCCTGTTCCTCATAGGCGACTCGTCGATCAATTACATCAACCAAGTCAGCACGGCCGGCGACCCGCTCACCACGACATTCCAAAACCAGAATGCCGACCCGGAAATCGGCACACCCTACCCGAACAGCGTGCAAGTGCTGTCGCGCGACATCGTTTTCGCCAACTCGTTCGGCGCCCATCAGTGCTCGGGTAGTGCTGTGGGGAAGCTGTCGGAAAAGATTGATACGACCTGGGATAGCCTCAATCTGAATTTCAACGGCGCCGTGCTATCGGCGTGCAAGGCGATCGTTTACGGCCGCCGCATCTATTGCGTTCTGATCCCCGTTATCAGCCCGATCACCGGGCAAGAGCAAGTCAAGCTGGCCTGCTTTGATCGCCGCAAGTGGTGGTTTGCCAGCCAGGAAATCACCTTCACATTCGTTTCGTCGCAGGAGATCAACTCGATTATCACCGGCTTCGGCACCGACGGGACCAGCATCTATCCGCTGTTTCAAAAGCCGTCGGCCGGTTTCAGCAAGATTATTCAGTCCAAGCTATTCCCCGGCGAGGGCGGCGCCTTGCTGCAAAAGGCGGCCACAAGGCTATGGGGTGCGGTCATCTACAACAGCACGGTTGCGCCTGACCTGTCGCTGACGATTGACTGCGAGGTGGGGGCCGCGCCGGAAACGCTGGCGCTTTCGCCGAACCCGATCACGTGGATCAACAGCGTAAGCGGCGACCTCGATATTGCGTGGACCAACGTGGCGATCCCCGGTGCGGTCACCTGGGGCGGGGCGAGCATCGGCATTGTGGTGTTTCCGCCGACGGCGATTGCACAGAACGGCACCATGCTTGGTCTGACGCTCTACACCAATAGCGCCGACATGACGCTGCTCACTATGACGCTCGGCGCCAACGTCACGCAGTATCGGGGATAGGCGATGCCTCTGCCATTTGCTTTCGCATCGTCCAACTCGCCCGACCTGTCGTGGCTCGACGCGAATTTCCTCACGCTCGGCTACAACGTGACGATCACGTGCACCATCGCGGGCACCAACGCGCTGACCCTCACGCCGATCAGCACCACGCCGACGGTCGCGGGTTATGTCGACTATCAGTTGTTCGCCGGCGTCTACGTCGCAGCGGCGAACACGGGCGCCACGACCGCGCAAGTGGCCGGGCTTGCGGCGATGAATGTCTACAAACAGGGCTCGGCCGGGCCGATCGCACTCGCCGGCGGCGAACTGATCTTCGCCAACATGGTGTTGCTGGCCTACGACTCGAACCTCAATTCCGGCGTCGGCGGCTTTCACCTGATCAATCCGGCGCAGCCGCAGTTGCCGGCCGGCGCGTCATCCTCGATCACCTCGGCGACCGGCGTCACCATGACCGCTGCGGAGATGACCGGCGCGGGCACCGGGCAGGGCATTATCAGCCGCGCCGGCTCGCCGTCGGGCGGCATCAACGATCAATCGGACACCGCGGCGCACATCATCGCCGCACTGCCGGGGGCCGCGACCGGCACGATTTTCCGCTTCCGGGTGATCAATACCTCGGGGCAGACGATCACGCTCACGACCAACACCGGGATCACGCTGTCCGGCACCGTGACCACGGCAAACAGCACGACGCACGATTACCTCGGCATCGTCACGGGTGCCGGCGCAGTCTCTATTTCAGGGTAATGCCATGTCACTCTCGCAAATCGAGGACACGCCGCAGACTTTGACCGACAAGGCGTGGTTTGACTTCAACCACCAAGACCTGCATCGGCGGATTATCGACTATCTGGTGCCGATCACCACCAATCTCGACTCCTGGGTGATGGACCCATTCGATTGGCGCAATCAAACCGCGGTGCTGCAACACCAGACGATGCACGCGGAACTCGATGCCGTCCTGGGCACCCCGAGCTACGACATGACGACGCTCAATGTGGATGACCCGGACTCGCTCTCGAACTGGATAACCAACAACTTTACGAGCCACCAGAACTATGCCGCGCTCACAGGAGTTGATTGAATGAGCGAAACGAAAACCCGATTTTTTTTGGGGCGGGCGGACGCGATTCCTGACAAGCCGCAAGAGGTGCATCGCGCGCAGCAACTCGACATTGACAACAAAGCGCAGTGGCTCATGCCGCGGCTGCGCGAGGCGTATCCGAGCTATGGCGATACGCAGATCATAAACTTTCTGCGCAACTGCATCCCCTCGCCCGATTGGTTTTTCATCGCGAGCGAGAACGCGATCCTGCTGGCGCAAGTGGTGACACCACCGATGCGCAAGATGCGCGTCGACGAGGAATTCTGCATCGCCAAGAGCGAGGATGACTGGGAGGAAGCGGCCGGGCTTTACCGCGATCTGAAAACCTGGGCCTCGCATATCGGCGCGTCGAAACTGTGCGTCGATTGCTTCTCTGATGTGCCGCGCGACGTGATCGGCCGCCGTGTCGGCAAGGTCACCCGCATGGATATATTCGTCGTTTCATTGGAAACCAACCCGACATGAGCGCCACGATGAATCCCGGCCGCGGAATGCAGCCGATGATGCGGCCGATGCTGACACCGCAGATGGCATCGGCGGCACAGAACCTCGCGGCCATGGGCAGCGGGCGAGACAGCATGCTTGCGCACATCAATCCGCGCGAGGCGCAAATCCTGATGGCGATGGGCGGCAGGGGTAACCGCAACCCGCGCACGGGCTTGCCGCAGTTTGACGATGGCGGTGGCGGCGGTGATGGCTCGGGCGGCCAGACGCAGACGACATCGAGCGCACCCGGCACCTTTGTTGACCAGCCAACGCCGTCCGGTTTCGTGCCGTCGAACATCGGCTATCAGGGCGGCGTGCCTGACTCCAGCATATCGCCGTTCGACTCCGCGCTGGTTTCCTCATACGGCGCCTCGCCCTCGAACGCGGCGCCGATCGACCCGGCGATGTTCAATTACGTCAACGACTATTACGCCACGCTTGGCACGCCGCAGGGCGGCACGCCAACCAATCCGTTCCTGATCTCGACGGTTCCCGGCGCTCCCGACGATGCCGCGCAATTCCTGGCGACACCCGGCAATCCCGATTTCACCATCAACCCCTCGGGCTATGCGGATTTAAGCCAGCAGGGACTTTCGGCGTTCGATACCTACACCGCCCAACAAGTCGCCACGGACGAAGCCAACGCGAAGAAGAATGAGAGCGGGCTTGGCGCGATCTTTCCCGAGATCGTCGGCGGGCTCGTAGGCGCGGCGGGCCTCGCGGTCGGTGGCGAGGCTTTGCTGGGCGGCCTGGGCGCCGCGGGCGATGCGGCTGTCACCTCTGGCGATGTCACCGGGGCGCTGGAAGATGTCACCTCTGGCGATGTCACCGGGGCGCTCGGCGGTGGCTTCGGTTCGGCTGATCCCGCCGCCGCTCTCGGTATCGGCAACGCGTCGGCCGATGCCACCGGGGACGTGACGGCGGTCGCGAATGACGCCCAAGCCGCGGCGAACGCGACCGGCGATTTCTCGGCAACCAACAGTCTGGCGAGCCTTGGCGCGAACCCCTCGCTGTCGCAGTTGGCGGCAGCGACGCCGGATAATCTGGTCGGCGATGCCAGCACCGGCGACAACAGCGTGTTCCTTGGCGCCACCTCGACGCAGGACGCGTCAAGCATCCCCTCCGATTTGCAGACCTTCGACACCAGCCAATTCCCCGAGGGCTATATCGAGCCACCGGACCCGACAACCGGCCTGACGCCCGGCCAAACGGCCTATAGCGCGGCGGCCGGCGGCGGGCCGGTCGCTGGTGGCGGCAGCGGCGGTGGCGTGGGGGGCTGGCTGTCGAACTTCGGCTCCAAGCTATCGACCGGGCTGACCAACGATCTGTCTGACCCGTTCAAACTGCTGGGCCTGGGTGCTGCCGGCTATGGGCTGCTCAGTTCGCTTGGCACCAAGAGCGCGGTCACCAATCCGATCGCCAACGAAACCCAATTGCAGGGCGTCGCCGATCAGCAGCAAGCGCTCGGCACGCAACTCGAAAGCTACCTCGCGACCGGCACACTGCCGCCCGCAGTGCAGACCAATCTCAATCTGGCGACGCAGCAGCAGATTCAGGCGATCAAGGCGAAATACGCCGCGAACGGCATGGGGCCGAACAGCACCGCCGAACAGCAAGACATCGCCGGCATTCAGACGCGCGCCGTTGCTGCGGCGGCGCAAATCGAGAACTCCCTGCTAACCTCCGGTGGTTCGCTGATCGGAACCTCCGTCGCCGATCTGCAAAACCTGCTGTCGACAAACACGACGCTGAACAACCAGACGAACCAAGCGATTGCCAACCTCGCGCGCGCGCTATCCGGTGGCGGCTCGCAGCAATACACGCTGACCCCATCGAACACGAACACCACAACGGCGGCATAAGATGGCGACCACCGCGCCTGACACCACCACCGACGATGACGTTTGGGACATCCCGCAACCGGCTGGCCCCAACGATCCCTATAAGGTGGCCTCATCGCTCGGTGTGGCGACGCCGGCGGCGAACTCCAATGCCGCGACGCTCGGCGTGCCCGCTGCATACAAGACTTATGCGCCGCCGATTGATCGCTCGCAGCCGCCGCTTGTGGCGCCCTTGCAGGGGGATCCCAACGATCACCGGATGATCCCGTGGGAGCGCGCGCGCCTGCTGATCGAGCGCGGCGAGGGCACCTCCGGCGATCAGAACATTTGGAACTACAAGCACGCCGAACGGCCGGACTATTACACCGCCGGCGGACCTTTCCAGATCGTCGACTCAACGTGGCGCGAGGGCGGCCAACTCGCCGGCATCGACGTGTCGCAGTGGCAGCACGCCATCGACGCGCCGAAAGAGGTGCAGGATGCGGTCGCGCACGCGCTGTATGACCGATACGGCTTCAAGCCGTGGACCAAGCAGGCCGGGGGCTCGCTCAATCCCGACGGCACCGTTGCCAGTCCTGGCGGTGGCGGTGGCGGCGGGATGCCGACATTCGAGGAATACCGTCGCCGAGCCTTGGCCGGCCTGCCGCCGGCCTACGATCCGACCGGCGCGATCGAGCAAATGCGGCTGTTGAACGAACAGCAGCGGCAAGCCCAACAGCCGCTCATTGACGCCCGATTGAAGCGCATGCGGGAGGACGAAGAAGAAGCCGATAGGCAATACGGCGACCTCAAGCATGATCTGGACGATCCGGCTCTCAAGCCGTGGACGATGAAGCCGCCGCAGCCTGATCCGATCGGTGGGCTCGCCTCGCTCGGCGCGGTGTTCGCCGCACTCGCCTCGCGGTTCTCGCACACACCCGGCATTGCCGCGATGAACGGCATGGCGGCGGCGATCGAGGCGCGCGACGCCGGCAATCAGAAGCAATACGAAGAAGCGTTCAAAGCCTACCAATACAATTCGCAGCTTGCGCTTAGGCGCAATGAGATCGTGCAGGAGCGCTACAACGCAGCGTGGAAGCGGCTTGAAGAAGATCCGATACTCGGCGAGGCGGAACTGAAATCCATCGCACAGATTTATGGCGATGAGAAAAGCGAGGTGCTGTTCGAGGCCGGCCAATACGAGAAAGCCTGGGAGTTAAGCCGCCAGCGCGACGAGACGGCAACCAAGATCGCGCAGGAACAGCAAAAGCTCGACCAGTTCAATATGTTCGGGCCGACGGCCGGCACACCCGAGCGACAGGTGTTCGAGACGCGGTGGCGCGAACTGGTGCGCGAGGGCTGGGACCCTGGCGCCGCCAAGGATCAGGCGAACCGCGAGTCCATCCAGCGCACGAAAGAGAGCAAGCCGCAGACCCCGGCCCAAGCTGCGGAGGAAAACTACAAGGCCATTGCGATCGGCCGATACACCGCGGCCTACGGTCACCCGCCGAGCGAGGAAGAACAAAGGAGCGATCCGAATTTCGCGCGCATGCTGATCGACGCGCGCAACACCAAGACGATCCAGGGGCAGCAGCTTGAGGACATAAAGGCCGATTTGCGCAAGGCGGACCCGAAGGCATCCGAGGGCGAGCTAGACCGCAAGGCGGACGCTTTGCTCGCCGAGTCGAAGCGTATGCAGTCGACCTCGCCGAAAACCGCGGCGTTCCTGGCCGCCAAACAGAAGCATCTCGACGAGGGCGACGATCAGACAACGGCGATAATGAAGGCTTACGCCGACATCGCAGCGTTTGGCGGCGCGGCACCGCCCGACAAGGATACGATCGACCTCGCCGCGACCTCTTACCTCGAAACCGGCGTCATGCCGTCGCTCGGCTTTGGTTCGTCGGGCGTGCGAACGCAGATCCTCGAACGCGCTTCGGCAATCGCCAAGGATCGCGGCTGGTCACCCGAGGACGTGCTGGCGGTGCGCTCCGGCGTGAAGGCCGATCAGATGACGCTTACCGCGCTTACCAAGCTACGCGGCCAAATCGAAGGCTTCGAGGGCCTTGCGGAAAAGGAAATGGGCCTCGTTAAGACGCTGATGGTGAAGGGTAGCGCACCCGGCGGGATCCCTGTCATCAACCGTTGGCTACAGGCCGGCCGCGCCGAGATCCAAGGCGATCCCGACGTAAACGCATTCAACGCCGCGATTGTGTCATTTAAGAACGAATATGTAAGGATTATGAGTTCTGCCGGGGCGGGAAACGCGGTCACGTCGGACGCCGCGCGCGCCGAAGGCGATCGTCTCATCAACGGGGCGATGAACCGCGAGTCCTTGGTCAAGGTCATGGCGACGATGCAGCAGGGTATGGACAACCGCAAAGACGCGATGAATCAGGAGATCGCCGAAACCGACGCGCGGCTGCGCAACATCGGCAAGCCGCCAGCGCCAGCGTCGACGCCGGCCGCGGCGCAGCCCGGCGTGATTGACTACGACAACCAGGGCAACCCGATTACGCCGAAGGCGGCGCAGACCGCGCCATGACCATTCAGACCCGCTCAGCCGACGGCGTGCTGCACAATTTCCCCGACGGCACCGATCCGGCGGTGATCAGCCGCGCCATGAAGGATTATGCGACCAAACAGACTGCCGCCGGACCGGACAGCGCCACGCCTGACCCGAACGCACCCGCGCCGTTGTCGCAACTCGATATGGTCGGCACTGGCTTGCTCGATCCCGTGCTCGGCACCGCGCAGTTGGGCACGCATCTGCTGTCCGGGGCGACCGGGCCAGGGCCAAGCGAGGCATTCGACGCCTGGATGCAGAAGCGCGAGGCGGACATTAAGGCGCGCGCACCGAAGGCGGCCAATCGCTTCGCAGGGGCCGAGAACGATCCTGGCTCCTACGACGTGCCGGGCACCGCACCGCCAAGGCCGGGCGAGCTAGACGAGTCAGGCCGGGTGCTCGGCAATCTCGCCAACCCGATGACGTGGGGGCCGGAAGGGCTCGGCTCGATCATGCGCGGGCTCGGCATCATGCAGCCGGCGGCAAGGACGCTTCAGATCCCCTCCATGCTGCGGCGGGTGACGACAGGTGCCGGCACCGGCGCGGCAATCGCCGCCGAACAGCCGGTGACAACGCCCGGCAGCTACGCCGGCGAAAAGGCCGAGCAAGTGGGCGCCGGCGCATTTGTCGGCGGCGCCCTGCCGCCAGTCGAATGGGTCGGCCGCAAGGTTCTCAATGGACTCTGGAATATGGCGCAGCGCTGGGGCCTCGATGCCGACAGCAAGGCGTTCAACAAAGCCGTCAACCGGATTTACGACAAGATCACCACCGACATCCAGGGCGGCGGTCCGACCGCGCAGGACATGCTCGATTTGCTGAACCTCACGCCGGACACGCCGCTGACTGCGGCCCATGCCGGCGGCGAGAACCTGTTGAACCTCATCGGCAAGCTGCAACGCCAGCCCGGCGCGCAACGCCAAGCGATCATAAAATGGCTGAAAGACACCGACGCTGGCGCCACCGGTCGCATTTCAACGCAAATGGACAAGGCGCTGGCGAGCGACGCTGTGAAGCCATCCGAGGCGGTCGACGGCTTGAAGCAGTTGCGCAGCATACAGGGCAAGCCGCTATGGAATGACGCGATGGCAGGCGGCAGCATCGCGCCGCTGAAACAGCAGTTTCAGGACGCCTATGTCGAGGTGGGCCGCGCCGAGAAAGAGGCACAAAAGGCGATAGCCGACGCACAGCGACAGGTCTTGCAGGCCACCGCGAAACAGCAGCGCGCCGGCAATGACGTGTATTTGGTGAACAGCGCGAACACCGAGTTGAGCGAAGCGAACTCCGCATTGCGTGAGGCGCAGCAGAAATACGCGCAACAGCAGGATCTACGCTCGCTTATCCTTGATATGGTGAACAGCGCACAAGAGGACATCGACAACAATGTGCCCGGCGCGGTGTGGACGCCTCGCTTGCAGCAGTTCCTCAATCAGCCGGAACTAAAGGTCGGGCTGCAAACCGGCGTCAGGCAGGCTCGCCAAAAGGCGGTGACCGAAGGCGTGCCCATGAACATCGGCGAGTATGCGATCAAGGGCTACGACGCCAACGGCGATGCGATCATTGGCAAGGTGCCGACGATGCGGCTACTCGCCGCGGCCAAGGAAGGGCTCGACGCCGAGTTAGAGAAGCCGATTTATCACGAGGACGGCGACCTGGGCGCTGGGCTGAACAAGGCCGGCGTGCATCTCGACGGCATGCGTCGCGCATTCATCGAAGAACTCGACCGATTGAACCCGGCTTACGCCAAGGCGCGCGCGGTGTGGTCGGGCGACACGGCGACCATGCAGGCGGTGCGCTACGGCGAAAAGGGATGGATGAAAAAGCGTCCCGAGGAAATCGCCGCCGATGTCGCGAGGATGACTCCGGCCGATATGGAGTTCGCCCGCCTCGGGCTGGCGGCCAATCTGCGCAAGCGGATGTATCAAAAGGGCGGCTCGGGCAATGAGGCGGCGGCAGTCGCCGGCGACAAGCCTGATTCCTGGCTGCGGCAGCAAATCCGGCCGTTTTTCCGCTCGGATGACGAATTCACCCAGTTCGCCAACTCGATCGACGCCGAAAACCTGCTGTTCACCAAGAAATACGAGATCAGGGGCGGCTCACAGACCGCCGCTCGCGTCGCCGAGGACCAGAGCGCCGACACGGGGGCACATATCGCGGGGGCAACGGCCAATCTATCAAGCGGGCGCTGGTTTGGCGGGATTTATCACATCCTCAAAGCCTGGGAACGCCTCAAGGGTGACATCCCCGAGGATCAGGCCATGCAGATCGCCAATATCATCAGCGATCCGCAGAAATCGCTTCAAGTGCTCGGTGGCTACAAGCCTCCGCTCGGTCCGTCGCGGCGTGTCGCCCCGTTTATCGCCGGACCGGCGGCCACACTGACCGCGCAAGAGTTGGGGCTGCAATGACCGACAATCCGCTGAAACGCGAGCTTGAAGCGCTCGGGCTGCGGCTCGTTAAGCAGGCCATGGGCGAGCCGGATGAAGGCCCAGAGATCCCCGAGAACGCGATCGAGAT